ATTGGGTTGGGCTTGTTGACATTCCTCTAATTATAATAGCATACTTCTAAGTATGGAAGGCATTGGGCCTCCATTCAATTAAGGAACTAAGCAAATGAAAAAATCTTTAGCCACTGTCGCCCTTCACGAACTGATTAGCATCGAAGCTGATCTGAATGTAGAACTTGCCGCAGAGCTTCAAGAGGAATACCGCGACGCGGCCACACAGATCAAAGCATTCAACGCACGTCGTGCCGAGATTAAAGAGATGGCCGTTCGTGAAAACTTCGGTACGCTGAAGCCTAGAGCAATGCCCGAGTATACAGTTAAGGCCCGCGTTGATCAGATCCTTCACTGGAATAAGTAATCTAATCGCGGGGCTTAGGCCCCGCACCATTCAACTAAGGAACAACACCATGAAAACCAAGATCCACGTTAACCAGCACATCATTCGCGCCAACAACAAGACTGGCGAGAACAACCCGCCCCTTACAATTAAAGACTACAAGGCCAATCGCAAAGGCTTTGAGGCCATCATATCAGGCCCCGCGCGCGTAGTTTACAGCCCAGACAAGCCCCTCGCATGTGGTGCCAAGGTATGGATCGAGACTGATAGCGAGGTGCTTGTAGTATCCTAGTGGTTAGGTGCCTCACTACGAGGCACCATTCCACTGCGATAATGCAGTAAATAGAAGAGGAAACACTATGTTAGATATTAACCTTAACCAATTCAAATCAGACGTGGCGCAGTTCACGGGATCATTAAACCACCATCGGTTTAGCCAACTATCTAAAAGCGCGTTAACCGATGGCGCTAAGTTCGTGGCAGATGAACTGCAAGCTTACTGGCTATTTGATGCTATCGCCTCGCATATCGACTACGGCATGGCCGAGCAGCACGACATGTATTTCAGTACTCTGGATGTACATGACGGAAGCGCGAAGCTTGTGATCGATGATGGCGATGGCAATGTTCTAGCCTCGCAAGACTTCGACTATACTGACTTCCCAGTGGATAAGATCGAGATATGGTCGGCCAAGGCAGACGGATACCATGTTCATTACCTGCCAAGCGAGCACTAAAAGAAACTTGTTTCCCCCTTGTGCATGGTGTACAAGGGGACATTACTTCAATAAAGGAACAACGACATGCTTACCGAAGACAAAGTAATACTAATAGCCTACATCGCAATATGCGGCGTCATATGCATTCTACTAATCAAGGGATACATCGGATGAGCTTAGATATTCACTGCCCACATTGCGGAGAGCCCTGCGACATGTATGAACTGCACGACGTGTACGATAGCGAGGATAAGCAGGTGCCATACCAAACGGCAGCCAAACAGTTCGCGAAAAACGGTTGCGGTATCTGGAACAATAACCGGCCATGTACTGCGCCGGTAGTTGATCAGGCCATGGCCGAACGCGCCATGGTAATGATGGAACTGTCGGACCACCCAGACGAATGGCTGTACTAATCGCACCGGTGTCCGGCCCTACATGGGCCGGCATCCCGTGTCATTAGGCGCGACATAACTTAACAAAGGAAAGACAATGCAAGCAAGTGAACACAACGCCGTCAAAGAGGCGATCGCGCTCCGGCTCTCGATACACAAGGCCGCGGAAAAAATCATCGACAACGATTATGATGTGACACATCTAACAGATAACATCATGACCTTAGTTCTGAACTGGGCGAATCCGGTACACGCGGACTATGCCGTCAAGCCTCAAGGTGTAACATCATGAGGGAAATTGTTTTGGAACTATGCGCTGGGCTCTGTGTCTTCGCGATCCCGCTAAGTCTTTTATTCTTTGGAGGTGTACTATGATTACCGCAGAAATTTCTTGCGACATCGCATCCCTTGCCATCGAGGCAGGGGACACGCTGTTCACATGGGAGAACGACATCGGATCTGATGGCGGGTTCAACGTCCACATATACCAGAGTAGCGATGACATCACGGCGCTGGACGTTTCAGACTTGGAGTTCTTTACCAAGTTAATTGTTGGACCGAGACAGGCGCGGATATGTTGGTCCGATTGTTACGACCCATACGCAGAGCAGCAGAACAAAATATGGTACGAGGACCGAGGCATGAACCCATACGCTGCGACCTTGGCCCAAGGCCGGTACGATGTGTTCAGATCGCATGGCGATTGGCACTTTGTAAGGGAGGGTGACCTGGAGATTCCCTGGTTAAAGCCGGTGAAGGTCGAGACCACCTTGTTCGGGGAGCCATACACCAGCACCGAATGGGTGCCGGCGTGATGGGACATTGGAGCAAGTTTAAATCAGACTGGATCGCGGACGCAATGAAGCACGGCAAGATGACTCGTGAGGAAGCCGAGGATTATTGGGACAAGCAAGAGTATCGGGATGCATAAACAAGGGGGCCTTCGGGCCCCTTCTTATCTACAGCGACCAGTATTTAAGCAGGGCCGCAGAGCGTGGACGTCCACGGCGAGGCCGCAGGGCCGCAGAGCTATGGCCGCGGACCATCGAGCGGGGCCGCAGAGCCAAGCACATTAGCATAATGATCAAAGATGCGGGGCCGCAGGGCCTTGAGCAGGGCCGCAGAGTTCTTGAACGAAGAACCATGGGCCTCGGACAGGCCACCAGCTAATAGGTTCGGGCCCTCGGACCCCTCAAACAAAACAAGGGCGCCCGTAGAGAGGGCCTTGACCAAGAAGAAACTCAGCCCCCCGCGAGAGTGATATGCCATATGCCAAGCCGCCTGATGAGGCGAGACTTTTACGGCGTTAGACTTACTTACCTTCAACTCTATCCAAACGGGCAAGCCTTCCCAAAGCAAGTGAACATCAGGTACACCGCCGCCATGCTTGTTTTCAATGCGTGTAGCATAGGTATTTTTAGGTAGGTTGCTCCTCAACATACTCCAAAAGTTCGCCTCCGGTCCTCGGCTCATCTGTTACATCCTTATAGTCTGCATCGATCACGAAAGCTTGCGGGTATTGTTTCTGCAAAGCGGCCAGACGAGAGGTGATCTCATCCCGTGATAGCTGGTCCAATGTGTTGATGTTTTCCCGTCGATCAATAGTAAGGCCACCCAAAGCGGAGCGAATTTTTTCTGCGTTGATGGCGGCAGAGAATTGACCTGCATCCTCGGCTCCTTGCGACAGCTTATGCAATCGTTCAAGTTGTCCTATTGTGGTGACAGCATAGCGTCGTTCCCGTTCAGCCCGTAGCTCAGTGATGTACTCCAAGACATGAGGGTAGTCGCGGCCGTTCAATAGTTTGGAAGCTGTGACAGGCGCAACATCATGAGAGTACCCAGCCTTACGGGCGGACTCAGCGTTGGAGTATATTCCCTCCACGACATGACGAGCGAAGGTCATCTGTCTGGTGGTGATCTTGCGACCATGTTCATCTTCGGTTTTCTTTTTCAGTGAAGTCATAACACCCCTCCTATTCCACAACCATACAACAAGCAGTAGGCTATGCCAAGTTCTCCTATAGCTTATATCCTAGGTCGAAGTGTAATAGTAAAACCAAGAATCTACCCTTGGGCTGGTTGAAATGTTCTCAACTATTACACTATTCTGTAATACCTACACCTGTTTGTAATAGTGTTTGTAATACCTATCACACTACCTAACAGTATGGTTTTGTTATCTTATTCTTGCCTGCTTCTACAACTATTACAACTATTACACTTTTGCCTCGACTTTTTATTGCACTACACTTTTTTCTGTCAGATTGCTCTATATGTAATGTTAACCCATGGCCGTGGACCGAGGTCCAAGAAAAAAGCACTTGCCCCCTTGAATTATATGTGCATACTCCACAACTAGAGTACATTAATTATCTTAACCAATGTGAAAAGGAAGACCACCATGAAACTCCAACTCAAAGCAATCAAGCATACTGAATGGGCAAGTGAAGAGACACACTGCTACCAAGCGTCTTTGTTTGTGGACGGCAAGCCTGTTGCTATTGTTAGCAACGATGGGCACGGCGGATGCGATCGTGACTATGACCACCCTAAGTTCAAGGGTGACTACCGCGCTACGATGAATGCGGTACACGAGTATTTCAAATCATTACCGAATGAGCCTAGTGAGTGGAGTGAGGATGGTTTTGCTCAGTCATTAGAGGGTTGGTGCGGTGATCAGGTCAATGAGTTCCTCAGTTCGCGTGAGTTAAAGCGCAAGTTTAAGTCTCATGTTTTGGTTCAACTCAAGTACAAGGAAGGTATTTTCCAGACCAAGTACCACCCGACTGTGACCAAGGGTGAGTGGATCATTGACAAGCAGGCGGGTGAGACCCGTCGCATCTTAAACGACATGCCTTTTGACGAGGCTCTAGCAATATGGAAGACAACCTAATGGCGTATGTTGATACCATTCCTGCACTGACTGAAGAGTATACATTCTGGTGCAAGGCACAGGGTTTGAAGTGCATTGATGCGATGGAGTTGATCC